CAACAGCTTTTGAGAATTTTATTCCCTGACCATGAAGATGAAATAAACGCCACATTTCTAAAGAACTTTCTGCTTGATCCACATAATATTCTATACTCACATGGTCAGTATGCCTTACCCACAAATCAATAGTCCAGTTATCCGAATCAGAACCACATATGTCCCAATCTGCACTATTAGGAGCTGTCAAGTATGAACTTGAACCATTAAATATACCGTACTCTGATTTAAATCCGACAGGTACTACCTCAAGCATCTGATTTTCTGAACCATTACCAGAATTATAAAGAGCAGTCGCTTCTTCTACTGATAGAGCGTGTTTGTAATAACGAACATCATCTATCTTACCGTCAAAGAAATTAGCATTACCTGCACCGTTATAGTTCAAACAAGCAATTCTTCCATTGTCAACATTACCGCCAATATCAGCAAACCACTGTGTCTTATCCGTGGAGGTTGAAAAGGTTATCGCAGCCGATTCACCATTTATATAAACTTGCGGCGCACCGCCATCTTGAGTAATAACAAGATGTGTCCATGTGGATGTAGGAACAGAGTTAGCAGCAGTTGTAAAAGCCCACTGGGTTGTTCCACCTGACTTAATCCAGCATTGCATATAATCATTGGAATCAACAAAACGGAATATCAAATAATCATTATTATCGCTTGTATCACCAAAGGTAAGAACATCTCTTGAACCTGCAGCTGTGTCAGGGCTTAGCCATAATGAGAATGAACCAATCGTATCAGAACTTATATCAGATTCTAAAGCGTTAATATTAACGTATTCACTGGTTCCGTTGAAATCAAAAGCACCAAGGCTTGCATCATTATTCGTTATAACATGCCCGGTATCACCGTCATCTGTAACGTTTCCATCAAGATGAAGAAGAAGCTTTGAATAAGTATCTGATGTGTATGCTTGAGTAGGCGGAATAAAATCTTCTGTCCATCTTGCTATCCCTTTTGACACTCTCACCTCATCCATATCGCCATACGTAATACTGGCTGGTCCGGCTACCCTTCCACCTATTCCTAATGGTGCAGTTCCACCACTTAAAGTTCCGCCTTCATTAGTTTTAGAAAGATAGTTGGTCAATCTCTTCCCATTGATGTACATCCATACTTCACCAGAAGACCTTACGATAGCAATGTGATACCATTTGTTAATTACTGGTTCCCAAACCCCATAGATAGCCATTGCAGGAGCAGCAAGACTGGAATATAAAGACAAGAATCCAGGATTCTGATATATCGTCCATCCTCCTCCACTCCAGTGGTCTACCATTATCATTAAGCTCGCAGTATCATAAAACCGTACCCAATAATCAATCGTAAAGTCACCTGTGCCTAAATCCCAATCAGCATGGTCAGGAGCAGAGAGATATGAACTACTTCCATTAAACGTAGCCCCTGTTCCAAACTTATACTGAGCCTTACCAGCAGCAGACAAGTTAGAAGTATTGGTAGAAGACGTGCCGTTATTAGCACCCCATCCATAATCTCTGACAGTAGTGTTAGAAGCATCATCACACATTTTGTACTGAGCATACGGAGCCGCCATATTAATCCCTGACTCCCAGACTTTCTCCCAGAGGTTATAATGAACCTTACCTACAGCCTTCTTTTCTCCTAATTTCATAGCCATTAGATGTATGCATACTCCCATGTACCGGTTAACGTTCCGTACGATGTCAAGTCAACGAGAATTGTATTCGTCGCAAAGGTGATGTCGTCCGGGATAATCTGTTCCTCATTGTTATCAGAAATGCTGACTATCTTAAGAAAGTTGGTTAAGCCCAAGGTGTGCGTAATAGTAAGCACTCCGGCACTCAACGTAGCATTGGTAAACGTGCCAACGGTAGAGCCACCGGCAGCAGCAATGTCTGTCTCAATATCATCAATCATCTTCTTAGTGATACCGAGAAGCATCTTGTACGTAGCTCCGCCAGTGTTCTTGGTTGAAGCGCCAGAACTTTCTTGATTTCTTGTAACGGTGAGTGTATCGGTTGATACCGCTGTTACGCGGACAACCTCTACATTTGGATCATCTGCTGGGTCCGGATAGTTTGTAGAGTCCCACCATACCACGTTGTAATTGTCACCTGACGGGTTTGGCATCTCTGCGCCTTGTCCGGCTGAGAGAACTATCGAAGTCGCTGCAGCATCGTACCCAGTAGAAACTTCTACCTTAATGAAATTGGCAGTTTGGTCTAAAGCCATATCCCCCTCCTTTTAGCTAAGGGAGATAATCCCATTTGCATTCCATTCAATCGTGAATGTACCTGCGGTAACGGACTGAGCTCCCCCAAAATCAATTGAACATATTAAACTGCTTGTGTTTGTCGTATCGTATAAAACAGCGTGATAACAGGTAAATGTCGCTGTAGTCCACAAGGTATCATCTGCATCAAACGTAGCTGTGTTAGCAGCCATTGATACAGCTTGATTAGCCAACGTTTCACCACCGGCCACATATCCTGTACCGCTTATTTCATTACCGCTCACATCGCCCCAGACATTATCCGATGCCGTGAAAGCATGTGAGTTGTCCAGCAAAGCACAATCAATGGTATCGCCACCGTTTGCAATATCAACGGAACCGTCCATCAGATCTACTTTGAAATCATCATAGACTCCACTTGCCATTGTAACCCTCCTTAGTTGGTTTTAGACCCTAACGGGCTAACCGGTAATTTTACTTTTGTATTATACCCACCGGCTGCGTTCGGTTCTGTTTCTACATCAATCTCAATGTCAAGCGCCTTACCCTTGACGTGCATCTTTCCCTTCGATTTCCACTTCTGCTTCTTTTCTTTTTTATCTTTCTCTGTTGGTTTTACCATAACAACTCCTTAGTGATAATGAAAGAATCTCTTACGGAAATGTACAAACTGCCTAAGCAATCCTGTGAAAGCTTCCTCTTTATCAAGTCCTCTTATCTTCAGTCTTAAGACAATTTCATCAACCTCAAAGATAAGCTTCTCGGCAGCCTCAATGGCTCTAACTTGTTGCTTATCTTGTTGCCGATTGTACGCCTCTTGCCGAGTAGCCAGAAACGTCTTGTAGGCACTTAGCCCTTCTTTACATAACGCTATGATCTGCTCAGCAAGAGGTATAGCCATGCTATCTCCTATTTCTTTTGGAACAACGATGTAATATCAACAGACAGCACAGCAAATACGCTGTAGCTATTATTGTTGAAGTCATATTTGTTCTCGATATTGATTGCGTCTAAGAATCCAAGAAGCTTGTTTTGTTTCTCTTCATTCAGTTTCTTGAAATCATAAACTTTGATATCAAACCCGACACCATACGGATTGTCTTGCTCATCCACATAGCAACAGGAAACTTTGCTTCGCCTACCACAGCCTCTTGCTTCGGCATCTTTTGCACATCCAGCTACCACAACAAGAGCTAACAATAATCCAACAAGTAAAAACTTTTTCATTGATGTAATCTCCTACTTCTTTAGTTTATCCAATGCACTGCGCACAGCTCCTAAGCCTAACGCACCCAAGATGTACCAAACTGCTTCAGGTACAACGTAACCCAACGACATAGCACCAGCACCAACCGCAATAAGGATGGCTATGATATATGTCTTCTTACCTTGTAACAACAATCCAAGTTTTTCTAACATGTTATTTACCTCCCTTGTTTGAGCTCAATTGCTGCTCTTGCGAGCAACCTTATCCTTCTGTCCAACTCCGTGGCTGCATCTATTATGAAGTTTACCCGAACCCACAGGCAAACGTTGCTGAGAATTAGGAATGATACTACCAACCGGTCTAATTTAGTCACTCCTTGTCTCTTGCCCTTTACGAGTATCAACCATATCAATCTCAGTAATCAGGTGTTGTAGCAGGGCATCTGTCTTATAAGTACAGGCGGATATTTCATTTGCATACTTAGCGCATTGCTTCGTAGCTCTGAATATTCCATTTCTTAACTTCTTAAAATCCTCCGGGTTCCCTTTGCTTGGAGGCGTAAATAATGCCTCAGTCTTATCTCTAACCTCAATAATCTTGTTCCATTCAACGAAATACTTAGCAGATGTCATCTTAATCTTTGTCTGCAGTGAAGCAATTTGTGCAAGGATATGTCGATCTACGTCTATAAGTGCCATTACCCAGCCATCACGTGTTTAATAAAAGCTCCGGCAACCAATAACCCTACACCACTGAGTATTGTCCATAACCAAGCTATATTAGTCTTTAATCCATTTATTCGTTCACTCTCCCCTTTACACGGAAGCTCTTGTACTTTAGATAGGACAATGTGCATATCACCGGACATTGATTCCAAAGAACGAATATTCGCAGAGTGTTGTTCACCCCTCGTCGCTGTTTCAGATGCTACCTCAGTCTTAATATCTGAGACATCAGCTTGCAACTTAATCACCGCATCATAGATCAGTTTACTGTCGCCATTCATAGGTTTCTTCTTTGATTTACCCATTAGTCTATATTATGCGTTGGGTTGTTTATGTCATGCTCATATTCAATGTTTTTTTTTATTGAGTATCCATGCCACAACAACCGGGACTATGGCTATCAAGCACAACCACCAGTAATTAGGCTTTGTCTTCGTCGCTTCGATGATCGCTACTGTCTGTTCAACCGGTACATAGCCCATTATCGTTTCTTCCTTTTTTTCTTACTCCGATGTTTCTTGTTCTGTTTCTTCTTGATGCTTCGCAAAACAGAAAACTTTGTCATTCAGTAATTTCCTTCTCGCCTAAGAGATACCTCTGCGAACCTACTTCAATATATTGGATAACACTCCAGCCTTTTTTCCCGTAGTTATTATTATAAGCAGCTTCAATTTGATTTGGCGTTTGCCCAGTCACGTTAAGAAACTCAATCTTTTTCGTTACTTGACTTCCAGTTGATTTGTCTAATGTTCCCATTATGCCCCCTCTGTCTTTAGTACATCAATGGTTATATTTCCTGATGTAGGTGCTGTACCTGCCCATACTTCTATTGCCCAATAAGGTATAAAACTATCACAAGTCTGATACATATTAGTATCCGCAGGAATGCCCCACTCACCGCCTATCAGAAACTTATTACTCATATCCGAATGTCGTGAACCCCAGCATTGTGCTGTAAAACTCTGATTATGGCTGTTCTCAATAATCAACGTCTTAATCATAAAGTATTCATTGTCGGAAGTAGACGACATTACTTTAGATGTACTTCTGATTTCTTCTGCATCAAATACCAATGTTTCTATAACTTGTGCCATTATGCGTCCTCCAGATAACCATCAAGTCCAGCAGTCCACTTTTCAGGACTACTACCTGCAATTCTATAAGCAGTTACTACCACACCGGCTGCGATCGGTCCGTAAGGATTGCTGTCAGGATATTGTTTCTCAAAAGTAGTTGTTCCATCATTGTTAAAGGTCATCCAATAAAACTGTGTTGAGCCAACCCTAAAAGCAATAGTGTGCCCTTGAGCATCTGTTAGATGCGAAGCCCATAATCTTTGGATATACAAAACTTTGCCAGTAGGAACAGTGTAACTAATTTTAGTCCTATCATTGTCATACCCATCATCTTCATGAACAGGTGTTGCAACCCTTGCTGGTGCACTTATACTAATGGCTGTTATCTTAGCAGCTACATCAAGCCGTTCCTTAGCACCATCAGTCGTTGTCGTTACATCAGCATTGGTAACATCATTGTGAATGCTTACATTCTGGGTTAAGTCGTTAAGGTCTGCCATCTTTTAACAAGTCCTTTATCTCAATTAAACTATCATTGATTGAGTTTAGAAACTGCACAGTCAGGATAGGAGCATTGCCGTGATTAACCGGAATCTCCCTTCGCGTAGGTGCATCTGGTTTTACCTGAGGTTGACCTTTGACACTTCTTACGTTCTTGGGTTTATTCATCCGATTGTTAGACATTACTCCTATCCTTTCTGTTAAGGCTTATATATCTAAGCCGATTATTGTTGAATACAGATCAGTTGCTGCACCTTGTCTGTTCGTACGAATAACACGAACAGTTGGGGTTGTACCTGTAACTTCAATTGCAGGATCAAAGAACACTTGCTGTGTATCTCCTTGCCGATTATTAAGGAATACAACTGCTCTCGTTGCCAAGGAAGCTACTGGACCTGTTTGGATCTCAGCCTTAATGTTACCACTTCCTGATACGATAATGCTTTTAAGCAAAATAGTAGTGTTAGAAGCAGTGTAGTCATGATTGTCTGAAGCATCTGAAGCAACCGCTGATGCTGTGTCATAATCATGAAACTCACCTGAAATAACAGAACTGACCACATTAACGTTAATAGAACCATCTGTATTAACGGCTAACGTATCTGTTCCATCACCGATTCCGACGCTGTCAGACACATGAGTCAAGTCACGAATATCAAGATTTACCGCATCAACAGTAATGCTATTTCCACCGTCTGCGATATTTACATCATTGGTGATACCGGTTAAAGTCGTCACCGTACCAATATCCCATACACCAGACTGGGTTACTGCTACCGTGCCGCTAATTGCAACCGTACCATCAACCGTAATAGTGTTTCCACCATCTTGGATGTTAACTGCCGCTGCGCCGGCAGCGTTGTCAACGGTAACATCTGAACCATTTGCATCAACGGTCACCGTGTTTGTGATATCCGTTACTGCTGTGACCGTGGTCACTGTTCCGATGTCCCATGTTCCTGATTGTTCAGAAGAGGTAATCATTCTTCTGTCTAAGGTCATACGGGCTAAACCAATATCACCCTCATCTACTGAATCCGTCGCTGTTTCATCAGCTAAGAAACCCTGAGCGTTAACTTTGTCAGTACCTATCGTAAACGCGCTGTCATCAACATACGCTGTTTCTAAGGTAACCGACGCATTAACGTCCAGCTTATTACCTGTAACGGTAACCGCATTGCCGCCATTGTCTGCAAGCTGTGTAAATAATACATTACTCGCAGAGTTGGCGTCCCGGGTACGCGACACAAGACTTGCAAAAATGCCGTCTGCCATTTGAACCTCCTTGCGTTACTTGTCCGCCTGAACTGTCAAAGCCTTTGTGTCTTCAAGCTTTTTGATTTCCAGTTCAAGCATTTTGATAATTGCGGCAAGCTCTGTGAGTTTACCCTTCTGTAAATCTTCAATATCCTGTTTATGTCTTACGATACGGGATTTCTTTTCTTGGATCTGAACATCAATCCACATATCGTCTATTTCTTTTGTTGGGCTTACAAGCCAATTCTTAGGTGTACCAATGTCTGCCATCTTATCTCCTATGCTGGTGGTATGTATTTGAATCCATACAATGTTGATTCAAAGTCTAAAGTCTCCCCAGAGAAATAATGCGTAACCTTGACATCAACAACATCACCGTTATTCAAGGTGTAAGGATGCACAAAGTAGAATCTCCCGTTCCTTTGAGGTCCGGTTCTCATGGTGTCTTTCAATGTGCTGTTAATATAGAATCCCCACTTAGCATAATCTTCTCCTGAGAAACTTATTGTCGTTATCATGTTGGTACCATTAGCAACAAGAGTAAGAACTGTTGTTATAGTAGAGGACGGTACAGATGTCGCTTCGCCAGTGGCAACGGCAGTTACTGCCTCACCAAAGGTTTTGATATTACCTCCACCGATCTCAATATCACCTAAGATTTGGGCATTGGTATTAAGCTCTTTCCATCCTTGTACGATTCTGGTAACCATTATTTATGTCCATACGGTAATTCTCTTACCGTTATTCTTAATTCAATATCTAACGACACAGGACTTGGAGTCTCCGCGCCATCGTTAACATTCGTGAAACTAAAGTGCAGTTTCCCGTACATCGGTATTTCTAAACCATAAGCAGAGTTCATAGAGCCGGTGATATCATCCCATCCACCTATCTCCTGCCCGATATCATTATCAAGCTGTAAAGTCCAGTTGGTAGTTTCTACCGCAGGACTTATGAAGATTTGCCATAGCAAGCCACGCAAGGCCATGGTTGATACACCAGTACCACTACCCGACGTGACTGCTATGATGTGTTTCTCTCTATGGAAACTCATTCAGGATTTACCCTATAAAACTCTTCTTTATAGAAAGTTCCATCCTTCGGTTCTGCCTTTGGTTTTATCTCCCACTTATTGCATACAGCATCGGAGGAAATATTGCCATCAACAATGTCACAGCTATTTGAAGGATAGAAGTGCATACAGGTATTGCACATTTCATGCTGTCTATAATTGACATCTTGCTTGGATAATCCTGCACCAGCAACTAATCCTGTTGACATATTGCCTCCTATTTCAAATACAAATAAACCACTGTTCCAGCAGAAATCGTCGTAGCTGTTAAACTCGGACTCTTTATCCCACCAGGTACAGTAAGACCATCTGTTAATGCTTCAGCTGTCCCGATGCTCTGGTAGACCTTATTACCGTCAGCATCTGATAACAAAACCACATCAGCAGCACCACTGAAGACAACCTGTATTGCTTTTATTGTTATTGGATTAGCTGAAACAACTCCAGCAGCGTCCAGTACTATCGGATTCGTGGTAACTGAGTTAGCCATTTACCTATCCTTTCTCAATGATTCAATGCTTTTTTCCTCGCCTGGATTGATAGTTCGTTGAATCTGTCTGTATCTGTCTACGTATCCAGTTTTCTCGTTCCTATCAAGCCACTTAAGGTGTTTCTTAACAGCACCCGGACACTTGGCCGGATGATCTTGTTCATACTTGCTATTCAATCCTTCTTGAAACCTCTCTTCAAGTTGACGAGCCTCACGATGTAATGAATCCTGTTGCTTTCCTGTTAACTTGCCCGGTGTTCCATCCACAATCGCTTGAGAGATACGACCAATCTGACGTTGAATAGCAACGCGATCAACCTGCTCTCCCTTTGTCCCGGCTCCAAATCCATCATCTCTCAAAGAACTTTCTAACTCTTCTCTTTCCTGCTTTAATGCACCTAATTCGTTCGTACTTAATACTTCCTTCGGTTTTGCTTTTGCTCTTACCATCATGATCTCTTTCTCCTTGGTTAATTGCTGAGGGGTGGAGAGAGAAAGAGATTACCAAACCCTCTCCGACACCCCCCTTGGTTAATATATGTTACGTGGCGATAATACCATCCGCCCTTAAAGCAGCTAAGATTAAGTTAACCTTGGCTGTTAAATCTGCAAGAACTTGTCCCGCATCATTGTCATCACCAACAGTGTCCCCATCAGCAACAGTAGCTGCGCTACCGGCCGTAGGCTCATTAGCTGTCCATGTGATTACTTCATCTGGAATTGCAGCAGAGGTAGTCGCGCTACCTAAAGAAGCACCATCTGTATCAGGATTTGTTGGGATTGTTGCATTGATACGGAAGTTTCCGGAGTTATCAGCCCATAGATAATACCTAGTACCAGCCTGATTACACATCTCAAGCATTCCAGGCTGTACCCCAACGACAGTTCCGCCTGTTACGTTAGGATTAATAAGATTATCCGTTCCTACTGAATTATGGGTTGAGAAACCTCTTCGTGTAGAACTATGTGGCAACTTTGTCATTTTATTCTCCTCTGACTCATTGTTGAGCAGGGGGCTCTGCCCCTACAAAGGTTAGGTGAGGGAGTTGCTTGGCATCTCCCCCACGAATTAACTTCTAAGCAACGTTGTGGCCATATATCCAAGTCCAGTCGGAGAATCCGTAGCTGTAACGAGTATATACAGACCATTTGCTAATGTATGTGTCAAAGTCCTTATCCTTGTTAAATTCAACAGGGATACGATCAAACCATTTCAAGAACATTTTACACATTTTGCTGTCCGTCATGAACCAGTTGTTTGAATCAGTTAGATAATCCCAAACAATAACTCGGTATTTACCTTTGTTGAAGTTCGGGTTGTTATCTGCTGTGTCCATCTTACCGGTTGCATTAACGATCTCCCATGCTGTCTCCTCTAAAGCCGGAGGAACAATAAGAGTATCGCCACGAGCGATAAGCAAGTTATCAGTCTCGTCAGTCCAGCCTCTCATTAACAAACGTGTAGCCTCAACTGCTGTAGCAGACAAAGCTGTAGAACCAGCATTACTGTTTGTGGTGGCTGTGCCAACACGTGTGTGAGATGCATTACAAAGAGATAAGCCATCTCCACCAGCAAACACTGATGTATTAAACGCGCTATTGAAAACCGAAGAACCATGTTTTTCACGAGTACGCTTTGCGATCATCGCGAGCTGCATAGGTCTCTTGTTGATGACAGAATACAAATCGTCGTCAACGAGTTTTCTTTCAATCTTAATACCCTTTACCCACTCCTTGTGAGTATAGGAAATACGATACTGCATCTTGAAGTCATCATACGGAATGTTTCCGTCGAATTCCTCAAGGTCACCCATACCACCAATACCTAAATCGTATTCAGTGGCTTTATTGGATTTCTCTTTACCGAACAGGTTATCGATCTGACCTTCAGGAAGAGCATACTCATCCAAAAAGATTTTACGTAAACCTGGGTCTAATAGATATCCAAAATTCTCACTTGCTATTACGCCCATTTAAAACCTCCTTAATTATCCAGCTAACACGTGGTTGAATCTTACATAAGCGAATACTCTGGCCTTATCCTTGTAGGATGTGTTAGTGGTCATATATCGCTTTTGCTGGTTGTGGACAACAGGATCAAGAATTTCAGAGCCATAAGCTAAAGACTCAATACGATTCTCAAGAACGATGCCTGTGACAGCGTTTGTTCCTGCAACACCAACATCTTGTTCGCCAGCAGCTATTTTCAGAGCACCTGCGTTTAGCTCTATTGGATAGCTCATACCTGAACGTGAAGGATACAGAATAATACCAGATGTTGATGTGGTATCAGTAC